CTATTGCCGCCAACCCAGACACTTACAAGCTGGTCTCCTTCTCTAAGGGCCAATGCCTGTATACCCGACTTACGCTTGCTACCCACGTATTCGGAGATATTTGTCTTTTTGACCAATCCATTTCTTGTAACAAACCAGACAAATTCTCCTACCTTTTTATCTCGCGCCACACTTGTAACTGCCACGACTGACTCGTTGGCATCCATTTCTACGAGTGTGCTGATTGCCACGCCCCGTGTTGTTTGGTTGCCTTCTGGAATTTGGTCTACACCAATTCGGTAAACCTTTCCTTTATTGGTGAAGGCCAATACTACATCGACTGTATTGGTGTCGATTGTAGCCAATGTAACATCGTCTTGAGTTTTAATTCCTTTTCCATTCCGCTTCTGTACCTTGAAGTTCTTAGCGGGTACTCGCTTAATATTTCCGGCTTCTGTAATAATAACTACTACATCTTCGGGCACGATCTGAGCAATCTCTTTTTCTTCTTTTGTCTGTTCAATATGAGTAATTTCAGTCTTACGAGCATCTGCAAATCTCGTTTTAAAATCTTGCAAACGTTCAATTACATATTTAATAAACAAACCTTCATCTTGCATACGTGCGACAATAATCGCTCGTTCCGCAAGTTTATCTTTTAGCTCTTGCTCAATCGCCAGTTTTTCCATTCCAGCAAGTCTGCTCAACGTCATTGCCAAAATTGCTTCAACTTGCGGAATTGTGAATCCATATTTTGCAATCAGCTTTTGTCCTGCTTCAGCTTTATTTTTTGACTGTTTAATTAACTGAATGACATTATCAATATCATCAAGAGCATGACACAAACCTTCCAAAATATGACAACGTTTTGATAACTGCGCTTCATCATACTTATCTTCTCTACGAATTACATCTTTTTGATGATCGCAATAATATTTTATAATATCTACTAATGTTAATTGTTTAGGTGTCTTATCAACAAGCGCAACCATATTAACATTGAATGTAGTTTCCAAATCAGTTAATTCATATAATCTGGATGCAAGTACATCAGGATTTGTTCCTTTCTGCGGAACTAATACAAACCGAACGCCATCCTTATTACTTTCATCTCTAATTTCAGAAATTCCAGTAAGTTTACCTTCTTCACATAATGCGTCAATCGCACTTTGAAGATCTTCCTTACTAATTTTATATGGTATAGAAGTAAAGACAAGATTTTCGGTTCCAGCTTTAGTCTTTTCAACAATATATTGGCCACGAATTCTTACTCTACCCCTACCGGTTGTATATATGCTACGCAATTCCCGTTCATTGATAATGAGACCGCCTGTTGGGAAGTCAGGTCCTTTAATGATTCCTGCAAGAGCTGAGCTATCTGTTGCAGTTCCGTTAAGGTATGCGATTGCTGCATCCATGACTTCTCCCAAATTATGCGGTGCGAATGAGCAAGCCATAGCGACGGCGATACCAGTTGTCCCATTACATAAGAGATTTGGGAAGGTGCCAGGAAGGTATACTGGTTCTTGAGCGGTTTCATCGAAATTTGGATTCCAATCGACCGTTTCTTTCTTAATGCCATTTAACGTAGCCTCACTTATCTTACTCAAGCGGCATTCGGTATAACGCATTGCCGCGGGTCCGTCACCATCACGACTACCATTATTACCATGAAAATCAATGAGTGGATAACGCATGTTCCATGGCTGACTTGCACCAACAAGTGCGCCATATATGGAACTATCACCATGCGGATGATATTTGCCCATCGTATCACCAACAGGTCGAGCGCACTTCACATATTGCTTATCGCTCTTGTATCCACTTTCTGCCATACACCACAGAATACGCCGCATAACCGGCTTTAAACCATCTTCAACTGCGGGAATGGCTCGATCTGTAATAACAGACAACGAATAGTCCAAGAATGATTGTTCAACTTCTTCTACTATTGGTGCTTTGATAATATTACTCAACAGCCACACGCCTTTCTAATTCTCTTGATTGTTTCATCTACTGGATATTTCTTCATTGAATAATCTAAGAGAATTTCACTCAATTCTATATTTATTTTATCATTTTTTTCTTGAATTTTCAACCATTGCTCTTCTTCTGCCTTGATAGCACCGGTTGCTAATTTATCCGCCATCTCATTATATACGTGCCCACTATGGCCTTTGACCTTCGCAAATGAAACTTGCGGATCTTTAAAAAATGTGGTAAGATATTTCCAGAGATCCATGTTGGCGACAGGTGCATCTTGAGAGTTTCTCCACCCATTATTCTCCCATTTCACCCACCACTTGTCGGCCCAACAGTTATATAGATAAGCACTATCAGTATGGATAGTAACATCATCATCACTATCCCATCTACAATGACCTTCACGTTTCCACCATATTAGCGCACGCAAAGCAGCCATTAGTTCCATTCTTTGATTGGTCGCACCAATAGAAGTACCAGATTCATGTTCCTGTTGACCTTCAGGATATACTGCTAGCCAACCCCAGCCACTTCTACTTTTGGTTGCGCTGCCATCTGTATAAATATTAATCATTTAATTATTCGCCTTCCATACAGATTGAATATAGCCCTGTTTGATCAATTCTTCTGGTGTAGGAACTTTATATTTTTCTCGATCCAAATGTCTGATCATAGGATTTTCTGCGGCTTCTAAATCAGCAAAAATAATATCAAGCATATGTTTATTTTTTTCATTCATAGCTTTATTTCCTTTTTGCTTATCATTCACCCACCATGTACGTTCACCCGTATATGTAAATTGATCACCGCGATATGCACGACCAGCAGCCAGAAAATCGCAAACCATTTCAACAAAGTCATTCATTGGCATAGGATATATAACTAAACCTTCGCTAAAATTGTCTGCCCAATAGGCCCAATGATGCTTATTACGTCCACGATGATGAAGCCAAGCCTTGGAATAACCAAGGTCTTTTTTAGCTTCATTAATAGGCGAGCCAGTCCCAGTCCAATAGCGAGCCGATTCAAAAAACTCAGCTGGGCTATATTTACTTAAATCATGCTTGATACCACGCCACGGAATTCCAGCTAAAAAACAATAATGACGAACCCACTTGCGGTGTGTTTGCACTGTCCGCAAGTGGTTCCACATCTTTTTAAACGTCAATGTTCGCACGGAAAGCATTCTCCTCAATAAATTTCTTTCTCATTGTCGCACTTTCACCCATCAAGGAATTAAAGACATTTCCTGCGGCCACGGCGTCTTCCATTGTGATAAGTTTAAGAGTGCGCGAATCGGGAGCCATTGTAGACTCAGCAAGCTCTTCCACCGACTGTTCGCCAAGCCCCTTAAATCTACGCAGTTCATAGGTTCCCGGATTCTTGGCACGATAATCGGCAAGCGCAGCGTCATCTTTAATGTAGATTGAGTTCTTGCCACGAATAATTCGATATAGAGGAGGTACAGCCGCATATACATAACCTTTCTCAATCAACTCAGGACAGAATTTCCAAATGAAAGTCAAGAATAAGCAACGGATATGTTCACCATCAACATCAGCATCGCTCATGATAATGATTTTACCATAACGAAGTTTAGATTCATCAAGCACTACTTTATTATTCTGAACTTGAAGTCCAAATCCAATAATCATGCTTTTGATTTCTTCGTTAGCCATTGCTTTAGAGAGGTCAGCTTTAAGGACATTAAGAATTTTGCCACGGATAGGAAGGATGGCTTGCGTGTCTCTATCACGAGCTTCTTTCGCGCTTCCAGCCGCCGAATCTCCCTCGACGATAAAGACCTCGCATTTTGACCGTACTTTGCTTGAACAGTCCGCGAGTTTACCTGGTAGGGTAATACGACTTGCCTTAGTGGTTGCGGACCGAACAGTCTCTTTTGCTTTCCGGGCCTTCTCTCTGGCAGTTCTGGCGAGTACAGCTTTCTGAATGATTGCCTTTGCGTCTCGCTCATGCGATCCCAACCATTCAGAAATTGCTTTAGAGCAAAGTCGTTGAACGACCGTTCGGCCTTCTGCCGAAGTGAGTGTGCCTTTTGTCTGACCGCTGAAAACGGGGTCTGGCATCGTGAGGCTGAGGACAAGAGTTAATCCCTCCTTTAAGTCATCACCAGAGAAATTCTCATCTTTCTCTTTTAGTAGTTTTTTGTCTCTTGCATAAATATTAACTGCCTGTGTTAATGCAGTTCTGAATCCAGTCAAATGAGTACCACTAACATTCGGAATACTATTTGTAAATAGCCGATATGTGTCAGTATATTGGTTGGTATACTGCATTGCCACACGAACTGTCATGCGGTTTTCATTACTCTCTGCATACATCGGTGTGGTCAATAGCTCTTTCCCCGAGTTAAGGGTGTCCAAGTAATCGAGAAGTCCATTTTTACTTTCAATTTCCTCTTTCTCGCTACCATTTGAAAGAGTAAAATGCAAACCGGGAGACAGATATGCTAATTCCCAAAGTTGCTTTTTAATTCGAGTATAATCAGGATTGATGTCAACATCTTTAAAGATTGTTTCATCTGGTACGAACTGAACTACTGTTCCATGCTGACGATCAGTTGAACGTTGAGTCCGAACCTTAAAATCAATCAATTCGCCCCTTGCGAATGTTGCTTCAGCTACTTTTCCCTCACGATAACTATCAACTCTAAAAATGGTAGAAAGCGCATTGGTAGCTTTTGCGCCAACACCATTCATACCACCAGAAGTATTATAGCCAGTATTACCATCGCTATCGAACTTAGCGCCAGTATGCAACTTAGTATAAATATTAACCAAGACTTCTTCGCCCTCATCGTTTTTACCAAAGGGGACGCCGCGTCCATTGTCAGCCACGATAACACGAGGCCCATCAAGAGTAACAGATATATTATCACATGCTCCAACAAGGTACTCGTCAATGGCATTTGAGATAATTTCAAGCGTAATCTGCCATATACCCTCACGACCCACATCACCAATATACATGCCGGGGCGGGTCCGAATGGCTTCCATTCCTTCGAGGGTTCTAATGTCTTTTACGCCATAATCAATCGTAACAGCCATTTTTTCATCCTTTCTTCATTTACTACATATATTATATCATTATTTTTCAAAATTTTCAACTTTGCTGCTAACAGTAGCTATAGCAAAAAAGGAAGCCTCATTAAGAGGCTTCCTTAATCTTCGCGGCAAGTTGTGCAACTGAACTGCGTTCAGATTTTTGAAGTTCAACCGTACCGAATGCGGGGTCTCCCTTCAAACTGCTAATTAGTGAAGCGATGCCGCTATTCTTACGGAAAAGATCGGAGTCAGTTTGTGATTCATCACCGAGGAACCACACTTCACTCCCTTCGCCAACTCGACCCAAAATAAGTTTCACGTTATCTGTTGTGAGATTCTCGGCTTCATCTACAAAGATAATTGAATGATTAAAGCTACGTCCACGAATAAAACCAAGATGTTCAGGTTCGATAAACCCTTGTTCTATGGCTTGCCGCAATGCTTCAACATCGCCCAAGATATCAGCTAGCGGCATGAGGAATGGCATTAACTTATCCTCTTGTTCACCAGGTAGTGCACCCAGTCTTTGTGACCCATAAACTTCAACATTGTTTCTCACATATACGATTTTGTCAAACTTATGCCATTTTACTAAATTCCAAGCATGAATAAGCGCCAAGAATGTTTTACCAGAGCCGTATTGTCCTCTTGCAAGTTTTACTGGAATATCACGGTTCTGTAATAGATCAAAAAATAATTTTTGTTGATCGTTCCGAGGTTTTATTTTACCAAAGAAGTCACTGTTCTGTTCCTTGTATTTAATTACTTCGTTGCGCTCGCCATTCCATTTTACTAAGTCGGAAAGCTCTCCGTTGTAATATATAAGTCCATATTCATTAGGTTGTAGTTCTAAAGTATTTTCTTCGGGATGCTCATAATAATAAGACATTTTCTGCTCATCTTCGTCATCCCACCAGATTTCTTTATAGCCCTTCCATAGATCTTCTTTTGGCGCAGTTTCAGTATAATAAGTTGCATGTAATTCTGGATAGCTTGCCGCGAGGAAATACTGCGACGCATCAGATGTAATAAAATAAAAGACTGGATAACGATTACAATCTTCTGGCAATCCTGAATCACAATTATAATATTTCGCTAATAAACGTGCCTCGCAAATTAAAAGTCCATCATTGTTCTCAGCTAAGTTGTGACTTTTAGAAAGGAGTTTTTCTATTTGTCGTGGAGCAAATTTTGATTGGTAGCTCCATAGCTCACGATGTTTCATCAAATAGCGCACGAGGGAACGGGCTTTATATTTAATGGCATCATCTTTATTTTGAGAAGTCTTGATATGTTCTAATTCCTGAAATACAGTATTACTTATAAAATTCCAATCTTCTTTTTGTAATTTATAACCTGCGAGTAATGCACTAGTATCAAAAAACTTAATCGGTGGTTGTTGTTGTGTCTTCTGCAAGTGAATCATCTTCCTTACCAATAATTTCATCAACAAATCCATACTTGAGCATATCATCGGCGTCAAGGAACCATTGTTTACGCTCATGCTGCATGTATTCATCCTCGGAAACATTAGTATGGGAAATAACAAACTGCTTTACTTTTTCGTCAACTCTCTTGTTAAATTCAAGAGTATCCTGCACGGTTAGTGACTCGCCGCTAAAGGCGGTCGATCCTGCGTGTAGGAGGGCATATGTAAATGGATAACATTTACGTGTGACGTTAGGATTTTTAGATCCTGCGGCAAGCATAATTGTTCCCATAGATGCGGCATACCCCAGAACAATAATATTTAATGGCTTTTGATAATTGTCAATAATATTACAAAGCACAAAACCATCGCTGATAGAACCGCCCACTGTTGAGAATATGAGTGTCACTGGATCGTTACTACTATCCTTTTCAAAATCCAAAAGTGGAATTGCTACTCGTTCGACAATCCGTTCATCCACTTCCTAATTAAAGATAATGGTTCTTTGATTCATTAACTTATCAAAATATTGATATGTTGCTGGATCAATAGATTGTGTATCGAGAAGGGCTACTAAATCATCTAACATCAGTTAAAATCCTCCTATATCTTCTTTACCGAAGTTTTTTCGTAATTCGATATATTCACCAGCGGTCTGACAATAAACTTTCACATTATCTGGATATTTATAATCAAGACTGACTATTGCCGGGAGTTCAGCAACATCATCTCCATGCGGGATTGGAATTAATTTATCTTCTTCCCACATTTCAAGGAGATAGTGAACAATCTCATTAGAAATCCATGCGCCTTTGATTTTTTCATATAGCGTTGGCCAATGTACATATATACGTGGATACTTGTCAAATAAGCGTTTTAAACCTGCTTCAGATTTATCTAAAAGATAATTAACTGTTACTGCTACTTCTTGCGGAACGCAATTTAGCATATAGTTTATCCTTTTCCGCTATTGTTGTGCGAAGATCTCCACGAGTTGCACTAATTAGTTCTTTCATTTCGTCAATGTCCCTTTGTACCACTTGCATTTGGCGGCGAAGGTAATAACACTCTTCAGAATTATATATGTCAATATTTGGGCTTTGTTCATAAATATTATACAAATGCTTCAAAGCCTTTAATTGGATTTTATATTCATCGCGCAGTTGGCACATTTCCTTAATCATACTACGTGTATAAGCATAGTGCTGACCAGTTAGTTTGTTTTCAAAATCGTAATCATGTGGATGGCATTGTGCCGTACCAATGTAAATCTTATTGTGAACTGCTCGTTGACAAATCGTCTTGTGCAGCTCGGGGTCATATGTGAACGTAATTTTTGAGTCGGTCATCATTTCAAATTCTCCTTTGCTTCACTATACAGATATTATACAATAAATTTTGGAAAAGGTCAAACTGGAGCATTTGGTAAAAAAAATTGCTGGAGCGATCGCACGGGCAGCACCGGCCGTAAACGTAGATCATAAAAAGAAAGGGCCCGGCTTAATTGCCGGGCTATATGAAAGGAGGTTTCAAGAAGGGTAGGTATTATATACGCCAGTCGGGTTGATATGAAGCCTACCCACTTCATTCCAACGATTACGTATATCTGTGACTATCTCATCAATATGGACAGGTGTGCTATTATGAGAGTCCATACCAACGTGATAGATGAAAGGATTGTCGGGGAAAAGCCAATTCCCTTTTTGATGCGTGTGACCATGCAGGCTAATTACATGCTGACTAAAATGCTTATCATCAAAGTTAGCAGTAAGAACCGGATAATGGCAGAGGAATAGCGATAGTTTGCCGAACTTTATTAGTTCGCTAGTCTTACAAGTGTTTACTGCCAGTCGACCAGTTGCGTAGATGTCGCGTAACTTATTATCCGTGTCGTGATTACCGCGCACAAGTACGATAATGCCATTCAGGCGTCTGAGGATATTAACATCATAATGCCCCATAACCACATCACCAAGATGATAAACAAGATCACCAGTATGTACCACGCTGTTCCATCTTTCTACGATGGCTTCATTCATTTCTTCAGTACTCTCGAAACCGCGTGGCTTATATAGAAAATCCTGTTCGTGATAGAAGTGGGTATCACTGGTGAAGAATGTTTCGGCCATTGATAATCCACACCTCCTTCACGTTCGGAAATTCATTAATAGTCGGATGGGTATTCTGATAGAACATGCGGCGAACAACAGAACGAGTCACATGCTGACGACCTTCGCGCAGATCATCACGCCGCACGCATTCTTCTACATCAGTTCCCATCTGTACGAAAATAATCTGATACTTATCGTAAGTCATACCACGTGCCGCAAGCGCCGAATACAGCTTCAAACGAGCACCATGAGACAAATGAGTGGCATCGGCAATCACATCAGAGGTCTGAAGACCAAGAGCGATTTCATCCACAAACTTGTCATATACTTCATCTTCATGAGAGAAGTAATGCTCTTCGTCCGTAATGATGGAAAGCCGAATCTGATCACGCGAAATATAATTAATATCGCGTCCCTTTTGAAACTCATGAGCCCAAGTAGACTTGCCAGAACCAGGGGCACCACACATTACGTACAGAGTAGTCATCTTACTTCAGCTCCTTTAGATAATTTTGAAATCGAGGATGTTCCTCTTCATACTTTAGCTCTTCTGCCGCTTCTTCCTTATAAACACCAGCAACAAAGTTAGTGAGGAACTCTTTGCGCTCTTCCTCATTGCGGCACTCAATATGGTTGACAGTATGCTTACAATGCCAGCAATACATTAACTTGCGATGAAAAGCTCCCTTGTTCTTCGACTGTTGTCGTGTAAGTGGAATGCCTTTTTCTCCACAGTTGATACAGTAGAAATCATGAGTATCGAATGCATTTGCTCTCTTACCCATCTTCTCACCGCCCAACCTTCAGCCGAAGCCAAGTCCAGGCGTTCTTCCAAAGAATCGGGTATTGATAGTAACTCTGCATCAGAATCATTAGCATATAAATCCAAATGGATGGCATAGGTATCATTCCCCTTTCTTTATCTTACATATATATTATATCATATAATTTTGTAATTTTCAAATTCCTCTTCCATAGCTATGCCATCAGGCTCACAATTTTCAGGCACGCGATGATCAAAGAAACCAGTTACATACATTGTTAGCACATTGAGGACATATGCACGACCGGTCCACGTTGCGCCAGTATCCATATCAATCTTCCAACCGCCGCGCTTTTCCTTGCCGCCCATATGATCCTGCCAAGCGCAAGGATGTGCATGTGCTTCACTCTGATCAGTACCATAGATACCGCGAGGGAGCAGAACAGTAGGGGTATGACCATGAACGCAAATGCGACCAGTTTCCCAACCAAGTGCAATACAATTACGATCCCAAATGCACTTATCTATTGCATAATGATTTGGCGCAGCATCCAAGTACTCTGCATCATTTACGTCCTTAAAGGCGCTATAAGTGCCACCGGCATGGCAAAAATCGACATTTTCATAGGAAAAAGTTACAGGCAGTTCGTCAATCTTATCAACAAATTCATCATCTGCACCGTCGAGAACCCAATCGCGCAGAGTAGAAAAACCACCATTATAACAATGGAGACTTACTTCATGTGCGCCACCATCGCGAATCAGACGTTCAGCGGTTTCTGCATTATGGCAATTATGAAAAGCATTATAAGACTCATCATTACGAGCGTAATATCCAATTAGCTCCCGAGCAGCCTTAACAAACAGATCCTCATGATTACCCTTGAGATAAATGATTTGCGGATCTGCCAGAAGCATATTCATAAT